GGGTCCCTTTGTCCATTTTACTGGCTTATCAAATACTTCCATCAATAACATAATATTCCTTATTTAAACAAATGTTTTTCCGTAATTATGCGAAACTTAATATTTTTAGTTTTGCAATATAATTCAGCTGCTTTCCATTTTGCATCATTGACAGCCCAAGTCAATTGTTCATACAATTGTGTTTTTTTATTCTTACCAGTTCCTCTCGGAGCTCTAGTTTCTTTGTCTGGTTTTACTTCAATTATTTCTTCAACCAACTCACCATTAGTAGTAACATATTTGACCCAGTAATCTGGTAAATACATATGTACTCGTCCTGTAGTTGGTTTTAGATATGGAATTTTTATTTCCTCAGAAGACCACTCCAATATGTTCTTGTTGTTGTCTAAAAACTTATGAAAATTCAATTCCCACGAAGACATATACCGCACATTGTTTGGGTTACCATTATACTTTTCAGGATGTATTAACGTATACTTTCCTTGTCTAACCCGCCTAGCCATTAAAAGCTTCCAACATTAGGTTTGTTGGCTGCTGTCCATTCAGCTGCACCCGCAAATTGTCCTGCTGTATCTATAGCTCCTGCTATTGGTGATCGTTCTGGCAATGAAATATCTGTAAAACTAGATTCAATGGTGCCACTTCCTTTAGCATCATTTACCTCATCATCATATATTGGATCAATCTCATACCCAGCTCCAATCATTTTACCTGAAATTTTAGCCATCAATTCCTCAGTAGTTTTTACACTTTTCTCAACAAACAATCCATCATACGCAAATTGAATTTCCAACTCCGATCCGGCACCACTATCAGCCATATCCAAATCATCCAAATTCATGTTGGTAATTTTTGGGTTGTACATGTGATATACATTTAATAATCTACCCCAATCGTATAGGTGGTATAATCGTATTTCTGTTAATATATTTGGAGCATCGTTGTTGAGGGATCCCAAAGATGCTCCACCTTGCAGATTTGTAACTTCATCTGTTCTGGATATTGGTCTGGCTGACATGCTACTTTCTTGATATTGTTGTGGGAATATCATAGTATTTTTCCCACCTTCGTTTGAAATGGGACTCATGGCTCTCATATAATTGGTATAAAAAGAATTGGAGCTATTAGCATTATGGTCGTAAAACCGCATTGTCATTGGTTCGTACATTGTTCGTTTAGGAATGCGTGTCCAATAGTTATACATGTTAACTTCTTCATATTCAAATGAAACATTTGGACGTGAACTATTTTTTATAACAAATTCAAATTCGCTTTTTTTATTCCACAAAGATTGTGAAAGTAAATGTTGATATTCTGGGTGGAATACTAATTCCACCATAAACATAAATTTAAATTTTGGTGGATGAAATGGAACCAAATTAGAAGCATAATGTTTTGGAGTTTGTGCAACTGTAACTGAATCTGCAATTGGTTCACATTGAAGAGACACATCATCTATGACAAATTGCAACTCTGTAATATCACGTACCAAATCAGCACTTTTAGATTGTGTAAATGAAGGACTCAATCCACCATTCTGCAAATCATTTTGAAACAATTCAACTTCAAATGCTAATAAGTCTGCTGTATCATCAGCACCCTGTCTAATGTCTGGTGAACAATTGTTTAATGCAGAGGAATCAACTCCCAACAAATCATAATCGGATTGTGGCTTTGTAGCTTCTGAGGGAATAGCAGCTTCATCATCTATAAAATTATCACCACCAAACAAATTAGAAATTGTAGAACCTGCATCTCCCAATGCACCAAATATTGAGCCTGCACTCAATTCTTTGAGGTTGGCTATTAGTGGGTTGGCTAATTTTGTTAATACACCGCCGCCAATATTGTCTGTAATCCCCGCAATTCCCAATCCAATATCAGATCCAGTCTGTCCCAAAATTTGATCTGTCGCTCCAAGTACGTCACCAAACAGCCCACCAAAACCTTCAGATACACTACCTGTAATTGCGCCAGCAATGCCTCCAGTTGCAAATCCTTGGAATGCACCAAATGCTGCATTAGTAACAGCATTAATAGCTATATTTGTAGCTGCTTGTTCCAATCGTGGAACGAATCTTTTTGTTACTAGATTTATCGTTGAGTTAACTTGATTGTTTATAATATTAGGAATGTCGGACAAATCTCTAGTATTGCGGAGTAAATCCTGAGATCTTTTAACCAAGTTTTGATTTTTTTTCGATGCAGCACCAGCTGCTGGTGCCGAAAATTGTCGTGGATCAATTGCCATGTAGATACTCCTAAGTTATGGATATATTTATGGGAAGGGCAGACACAAAAAAAGGACCACGAAGGTCCTCTTTTCTAATAAGTGCCACATCCATGTGGCTAGATCATCCTTGAAGCATGTTCCTTATGCTATTAACCAGTAGCTGGACCACCTGTAGCAAGACCTTCACCACTACCATCTCTACCACCAGCATATCCACCAGCTGTTTGAACAGCCAGGTCATAACGAAGTGTTACAGTGATTTGAACTGCATCAGATGTTGAATAATCAAGATCTGTGTAATCAACATTTTGAATCCAACAACCACTTATATTCCAAGCTTCGATAACAGTTTCGTGTCCATCTAACATGTTAAGAGTTGTAGCGAATTTGTATCCAGATCCATCACCAGCTGTTGCCAACCAAGGACCTTGACCACCAATCAACCATTGTTGTTGTGATATTTGAGCTTGAATTACACTTGTAGCCAAGCTTGTTACATCATCTTCAAATGTAATCGTCATTGGTTCTAACGTGTGTTTACCAGCAACCCACGCACGTGAATTGTATCTGTCCAATTGAACTTCTTCGAATGATAAAACAGGTCTAGTAATGTTTACAGCCTGTACTGACAAATCAGAAGAAGTGGCGTTTCCACCTGCAATGTTAGCAAATGTAACATTCCATTTGTTTTTCATTTTTGGCTGTAGGATATTGGTACCTGCGTCACCAAGTCCTGGAATACCCATTTGAGTTATAGTTGCCATGTTTTATTTTCCTTTAAATGCTTTAGTTATATTTATGTTATTTTTACATAATACCGTTAAATATCAGCACCGGTAGCAACGATTCTGATTGGAATGTATATAAATTCAGCTGCTCTGATTGGTTTCAAAGCCACATCTATGTACATTTCATTTCGATCGATTCTATCAGGGGTGTTATTAGATTCATCACTAACAGTAACGAAATCAAATAAACCACGTTTTGCAACCAAGTCATTTAAAAATCCATCCACTGTGGCTTTTAATGCATCTCTTGTTAATTGATCATTTGGTTCAAAAACATAAATCAATGTATTACGACGTAATTGACGTTTAATGTATTTTATCAAACGTGATACGTTTACACGATCCATTGCACTTGCTGCTACCGCAGAAGTTTTTTGACCCCAAACAACAAATCCTTTGCCTGGAAAGAATGTTAATGGGTTAATATCACCACTAGCAGCATATTGATACAATGCATCACGTTGGCCTAAGTTCAATGCAACTTCAGTAAATTCAGTTACACCGCCCAATTGTCCTTCAACATATCCAAGATTTGTAATACCAGAAATTAAACCTCTACGTAAACCTGCTGGTGCAAACCATAAGAAGGCTGTGTTATCATTATGAGCATACGTTCTAATAGCAATACCAGAAGCAGCACATACAATATTTCTACCATCCAAATTTGAAGCTAAGCCCCAAGGGTAATAATATGCAACATGTTGAGATCTAACACGTTCTGTTGACATTGCCCATCCAGATGATGGATTAGTTATACCATCTGGTGTACGATCTGATGGAGTGTCAGCAATAACCAATGCTTCTTCTTGAATGTCAATAACCAATGCAAACATTTCATCAACTGCTTCATGATAACCAGGAGTCAATACCAAGTTATAATCAAAGTTTTCAGAACGAATATCAGTGTTACTATTAATTGAAGCTTGAAGAGCTGTAACAATTGCTAATCTACGAGCAGCATCGTTAGCACCCAAGCTAGTTTTGTTTAAGAATTCAACTGTGAATTTAAAATCATCTGCCATTGCAACTAACAAATCACCAGATTCTTGTGGTGTAAATTCATTGGGTACTGTTCCATTCCCTGGAAAGCCAGGGAATGTAGAAATATTTACAGCTACGTATGTTAATCCATCGTATACACCAGTTGGTGCAACATTGTAACCAGCTGCATACACATCGAATGGAGCTAAGTTTTGATCATCTGTGTAATCGTCATGCAGATTTCTGAATGAATATGACTCAAACAATTCTATCGTTGACTGATCCGCCAATGATAAAAACTCTGATGCCGTTACTGTTATTTTAAAAGTAGGATCACCAGGAATCAAGCCATTTGTGCTGTTAAATTCATTAATGAATTCGTTAGTCAGATTTTCCAACACCACTTTAGATTCAA